TGGGGATGGTGGTCAGGTTGTGATGATTGGTCGATGATGCAAAATATTTTATGTGAAACCGCCTCCGGGCGGTTTTGTCGTTTATGGAGCATGACGAATGGGTAAAGGCAGCAGTAAGGGGCATACCCCGCGCGAAGCGAAGGACAATCTGAAGTCCACGCAGTTGCTGAGTGTGATCGATGCCATCAGTGAAGGGCCGGTTGAAGGTCCGGTGGATGGCTTAAAAAGCGTGCTGCTGAACAGTACACCGGTGCTGGACAGTGAGGGGAATACCAACATCTCCGGCGTAACGGTGGTGTTCCGGGCAGGTGAGCAGGAGCAGACTCCGCCGGAGGGATTTGAATCCTCCGGCTCCGAGACGGTGCTGGGTACGGAAGTGAAATATGACACGCCGATCACCCGGACCATCACGTCGGCAAACATTGACCGTCTGCGCTTTACCTTCGGTGTGCAGGCACTGGTGGAAACCACCTCAAAGGGGGACCGGAATCCGTCGGAAGTCCGCCTGCTGGTTCAGATACAGCGTAACGGTGGCTGGGTGACGGAAAAAGACATCACCATTAAGGGCAAAACCACCTCGCAGTATCTGGCCTCGGTGGTGGTGGGTAACCTGCCGCCGCGCCCGTTCAACATCCGGATGCGCAGGATGACGCCGGACAGCACCACAGACCAGCTGCAGAACAAAACGCTCTGGTCGTCATACACTGAAATCATCGATGTGAAACAGTGCTACCCGAACACGGCACTGGTCGGCGTACAGGTGGACTCGGAACAGTTCGGCAGCCAGCAGGTGAGCCGTAATTATCATCTTCGCGGGCGTATTCTGCAGGTGCCGTCGAATTATAACCCGCAGACGCGGCAATACAGCGGTATCTGGGACGGAACGTTTAAGCCAGCATACAGCAACAACATGGCCTGGTGTCTGTGGGATATGCTGACCCATCCGCGCTACGGCATGGGGAAACGTCTTGGTGCGGCGGATGTGGATAAATGGGCGCTGTATGTCATCGGCCAGTACTGCGACCAGTCAGTGCCGGACGGCTTTGGCGGCACGGAGCCGCGCATCACCTGTAATGCCTGGCTGACCACACAGCGTAAGGCGTGGGATGTTCTCAGCGATTTCTGCTCGGCGATGCGCTGTATGCCGGTATGGAACGGGCAGACGCTGACGTTCGTGCAGGACCGACCGTCGGATAAGGTGTGGACCTATAACCGCAGTAATGTGGTGATGCCGGATGATGGCGCGCCGTTCCGCTACAGCTTCAGCGCCCTGAAGGACCGCCATAATGCCGTTGAGGTGAACTGGATTGACCCGGATAACGGCTGGGAGACGGCGACAGAGCTTGTTGAAGATACGCAGGCCATTGCCCGTTACGGTCGTAACGTCACGAAGATGGATGCCTTTGGCTGTACCAGCCGGGGGCAGGCGCACCGCGCCGGGCTGTGGCTGATTAAAACGGAACTGCTGGAAACGCAGACCGTGGACTTCAGCGTGGGTGCCGAAGGGCTTCGCCATGTACCGGGCGATGTCATTGAAATCTGCGATGATGACTATGCCGGTATCAGCACCGGCGGGCGCGTGCTGGCGGTAAACAGCCAGACCCGGACGCTGACGCTCGACCGTGAAATCACGCTGCCATCCTCCGGCACCACGCTGATAAGCCTGGTTGACGGGCAGGGTAATCCGGTGAGCGTGGAGGTCCAGTCCGTCACCGACGGTGTGAAGGTGAAAGTGAGCCGTGTTCCTGACGGCGTTGCCGGATACAGCGTGTGGGGGCTGAAGCTGCCGACGCTGCGCCAGCGCCTGTTCCGCTGTGTGAGTATCCGTGAGAATGACGACGGTACGTATGCCATCACCGCCGTACAGCATGTACCGGCAAAAGAGGCCATCGTGGATAACGGGGCGCACTTTGACGGCGACCAGAGCGGCACGGTGAATGGTGTCACGCCGCCAGCGGTGCAGCACCTGACCGCCGAAGTTACCGCAGACAGCGGGGAATATCAGGTGCTGGCGCGCTGGGACACGCCGAAGGTGGTGAAGGGCGTGAGCTTTATGCTTCGCCTGACCGTGGCAGCGGATGACGGCAGTGAGCGGCTGGTCAGCACGGCCCGGACGACGGAAACCACATACCGCTTCACGCAACTGGCGCTGGGGCGGTACACGCTGACAGTCCGGGCAGTAAATGCGTGGGGGCAGCAGGGCGATCCGGCATCGGTATCGTTCCGGATTGCCGCACCGGCAGCGCCGTCTCGGATTGAGCTGACGCCGGGGTATTTTCAGATAACGGCGGTCCCGCGTCTTGCGGTGTATGACCCGACGGTACAGTTTGAATTCTGGTTCTCAGAAAAACGCATCACGAACACAGCACAGGTGGAAAATCTGCCCGTTATCTGGGGACCGGCAGTCAGTGGACTGTCCAGGGGAGCCGGATTAAGCCGGGGACGGATTTCTGGTTTTACGTGCGCAGCGTCAACCTGGTGGGGAAATCTGCTTTTGTGGAAGCCAGCGGGCAGCCCAGCAATGATGGTGAAGGGTATCTGGAAATTTTCCGGGGGGCTGATAGATGAGACGCTTCTGGGTCAGGCACTGAAAGAGCGCATTGATGCTTCAGCGCTGCGTACGGAGGTCACGCAACTGGAAGAAGATATCCGTCAGCGGATGGACACGGATATCGCAGAAGTGACCCGGAAAATCGGGAAGGCGGAAAACAGCCTCACGCAGCTGGTTGCGAAAAAGAATGAGGACCAGACACTGGCCATCGCGCAGGTGAGCCAGAAAGTGGACCGGGTGAGCAGTGAAATCTCACAGACTGTCAGCCAGGGGCAGTCAGAAAACGCCCGACAGATAGCACAGGTCCGCCAGTACGTGGATAAAAAAGGGAGTGAAATTACCTCGACCACGGATAAAAAGCTGGGTGACCAGGCCGTGACCATACAGCAAATCCAGCGGGTTCAGTCAGACACGCGCAATGAGCTGAATGCCATGTATATGCTGAAGGTGCAGAAACAAAAACGGTATTCCCTATGTGGCCGGGATTGGCGCGGGGATTGAGGATGTTGATGATCAGACCCTGAGTAACATTCTGCTGCAGGCCGATCGCATTGCGATGATTACCCCGGAGAACGGCAACACCACGCCGCTGTTTGTGGCGCAGGGGAATCAGCTGTTCATGAACGACGTGTTCCTGAAGCGACTGTTTGCGGTGAGCATCACGTCATCCGGCAATCCTCCGACGTTTTCCCTGACGCCGGATGGCAGGCTGACAGCCCGCAATGCGGATATCAGTGGAGCCATCACGGCGAATACCGGCACGCTCAATAATGTCACCATTAACGAGAACTGTGTCATCAGAGGGAAACTGTCTGCAAACCAGATTGAAGGCGATCTCGTTAAAACAGTGGGTAAGGCTTTCCCCCGTGACTCCCGTGCACCGAAGCGTTGGCCATCAGGAACCATTACCGTCAGGGTTTATGACGATCAGCCGTTTAACCGGCAGATTGTTATTCCCGCGGTGGCGTTTCGTGGCGCTAAACATGAGCGGGAGAATAACGATATTTATTCGTCATGCCGCCTGATAGTGAAGAAAAACGGTGCTGAAATTTATAACCGTACCGCGCTGGATAATACGCTGGTTTATACAGGTGTTATTGATATGCCTGCTGGTCGCGGTCACATGACGCTGGAGTTTTCGGTATCAGCGTGGCTGGTAAATGACTGGTATCCCACAGCCAGTATCAGTGATTTGCTGGTTGTGGTGATGAAGAAATCCACAGCAGGTATCACGATTAGCTGAATTTTCATAACCCATATGCGGGCGCCATTTCTGGCGCCTTTTTTATTGCAGAAAAGCGAGAGGTAATTATGCGTAAAGTTTGTGCAGCCATTTTGTCCGCAGCCATCTGTCTGGCCGTATCCGGTGCGCCTGCATGGGCGTCTGAGCAGCAGGCCACACTGAGCGCAGGGTATCTTCATGCCCGTACGAACGCTCCCGGCAGCGATAATCTGAACGGGATTAACGTGAAATACCGTTATGAGTTTACGGACACGCTGGGGCTGATTACGTCATTCAGTTATGCCAACGCTGAAGATGAGCAAAAAACGCATTACAGCGATACCCGCTGGCATGAGGATTCCGTGCGTAACCGCTGGTTCAGCGTGATGGCGGGGCCGTCTGTACGCGTGAATGAATGGTTCAGCGCGTATGCGATGGCAGGCGTGGCTTACAGCCGTGTGTCGACTTTTTCCGGGGATTATCTCCGCGTAACTGACAACAAGGGAAAAACGCACGACGTGCTGACCGGAAGTGATGACGCTCGCCACAGTAACACCTCTCTGGCGTGGGGAGCTGGCGTGCAGTTTAACCCGACCGAATCCGTGGCCGTTGATGTCGCTTATGAAGGCTCCGGCAGTGGCAACTGGCGCACTGACGGGTTCATCGTGGGTGTCGGTTATAAGTTCTGATTAGCCAGGTAACACAGTGTTATGACAGCCCGCCGGTTCAGGCGGGCTTTTTTGTGGGGTGAATATGGCAGTAAAGATTTCAGGTGTACTGAAAGACGGTGCAGGTAAACCGGTACAGAACTGCACAATCCAGCTGAAAGCAAAACGTAACAGCACCACGGTGGTGGTGAACACGGTGGCCTCAGAAAATCCGGATGAAGCCGGGCGTTACAGCATGGATGTTGAGTATGGCCAGTACAGCGTCACCCTGCTGGTTGAAGGTTTTCCACCTTCACATGCCGGGACCATTACCGTCTATGAAGGTTCCAGACCAGGTACGCTGAATGATTTTCTCGGTGCCATGACGGAGGATGATGCCCGTCCGGAGGCACTGCGCCGTTTTGAGCTGATGGTGAATGAAGTGGCACGTCATGCCGGAGCGTCATCACAGAGTGCAGCGGCGGCAAAGAAATCCGAAACGGCAGCAGCCTCATCGAAGAATGCGGCGAAAACCTCAGAAACGAATGCAGCTAACAGCGCACAGGCGGCAGCGGCCTCGCAGACTGCATCGGCAAACTCCGCGACAGCAGCCAAAAAATCAGAAACCAGCGCGAAAAATAGCGAGACAGCCACAAAGGCCAGCGAAAAAAACGCAAAATCCAGCCAGACGGCAGCGAAAACCAGTGAGACGAATGCCAAAGACAGTGAAGCCAACGCAAAGGTGAGCGAAACAGCGGCGGCGAACTCGGCGAAAGCATCGGCAGCAAGCCAGACGGCAGCAAAAGCAAGTGAAGATGCTGCCAGAGAATACGCAAACCAGACAGCAGAGCCGTACAGATATGTTTTACAGCCGCTGCCGGATGTGTGGATACCCTTTAATGATTCGCTGGATATGATTACGGGCTATTCTCCGGGTTATAAAAAAGTGAAGATTGGTGATAATGTGGTTCAGGTTGCCAGTGATAAACAGGTTAATTTCAGTCGCGCATCAACGGCAACATATATCAACAAATCTGGCGAACTGAAAACGGCGGAAATTAATGAGCCACGATTTGAAAAAGAAGGTTTATTGATTGAAGGTCAGCGAACCAACTACATGTTGAATTCAGCAACTCCAGCTTCTTGGGGTAAATCTGCAAATATGAATGTCGCTGAGGTTGGAACTGATAGTTTTGGTTTTACTTATGGAAAGTTTGTTTGTAACGATTCTCTGATTGGGCAAACGTCAGCCATTAATATGGCATCAATTGCTGCTACAAAGTCAGTTGATGTTTCAGGCGATAACAAGTACGTGACAACCTCATGTCGTTTTAAAACAGAACGACAGGTAAGGTTGCGTATCCGCTTTGATAAATATGACGGTAGTGCAACAACTTTTCTTGGTGATGCATATATTGATACACAAACGCTTGAAATTAATATGACAGGTGGCGCGGCCTCAAGGATTACAGCGAGAGTCAGAAAGGACGAAGCTACCGGATGGATTTTTGCAGAGGCAACAATCCTGGCAATTGATGATGAGTTAAAAATAGGATCTCAGATACAGTATTCTCCTAATCAGGGCGGAGCAACCGTATCTGGAGACTATATTTATCTGGCCACCCCTCAGGTTGAGGATGGTTCGTGTGCATCATCTTTTATTATCTCAGGAACGACGGCGGCTACCCGCGCAAGCGATATAGTTACAGTTCCAATTAATAATAATCTTTATAATCTTCCTTTTACGGTTCTTTGTGAGGTACATAAGAACTGGTATAAAACGCCAAATGCAGCGCCACGTGTTTTTGATACCGGCGGTCATCAAACCGGAGCGGCTATTATTCTTGGCTTCGGATCTTCGGCAGATGGGCCAGACGGATTTCCTTATTGCGATATTGGTGGATCAAATAGGCGTGTTAACGAAAACGCATCGTTGAAAAAAATGGTTATGGGGATGCGTGTAAAGTCAGATCAGTCTACATGTGCAGTAAGTAACGGGCGTATATCCAGCGAAACAAAAACCACATGGGAATATATCCGGAGTACAGCAACCATTCGCATTGGTGGACAAACTACAGCAGGATTACGCCATTTATTTGGGCATGTGAGGAATTTTCGTCTCTGGCATAAAGAGCTAACAGATGCGCAGCTTGGGGAGGTTGTGGAGTGAGAGATTTCACGTTGCGTTTCAGTGATAAAGCAGATTTCAGGGCATTTCTCAGGAAACTTAACTGGGAAGAGGACGAAGAGCTGCAGAATGCCGTTCTGGTTGATGAGATTGGTTTTACGTTCAGGGAGACAGATGTTCCTGATGACGGAGAACCAGAATACACGCGAAACGAAGGGTACTTTGTTAATATCCGTCTTCTTGACGATGGATTTGATGATTCCGTGTTCCGTGAGTGGGTGGTTACACCAGAGCGCCCGCTCAGGGAGTGGTTTTAAGGATAGCAGATGGATATCACGTCGATACTTCATGCGCTTTGTGCCGTAGCGGTGCAGGTACTGGCTGGTCTTTTTACCGGAAACTGGGCTTACGGGGCGATAGCCGGTTGTACGTTCTTCATTGCGCGGGAACACACCCAGGCAGAATATCGCTGGATTGAAATGTTCGGGCATGGCAAGCGTATGAATATGCCGTGGTGGGGTGGTTTTGACCCGCGCGTGTGGGATATGGCAAGTCTGATGGATTTTGCTGTGCCGGTGGTGGCGTGTCTGCTGATCTGGCTGTTGGTTAATCGTGGGTGAAAAAGGTGAGCAGTATATGCAACGAAGGAGGAAACATCATTGCTGGCGGCATGGAAGGCATGCAGGGTGTTGCTGAACCGTGTTGATACATCAACTGCACCTGATATTGAGTGGCCGGAAGAACCAGACACAATGTAAGCGAAAAAGAAAAACCGCAGACACGACGTATGCAGGACGTGCTGCGGTTGGCTGGTGAACTTTCGATAGTGCGGGTATTGAATGATTTCCAGCCGTTACCGATTTTACGTGTTTATTAGTGAACAAACCACTCGTCAGCAGACTCCCAGGTATCTTTCAGAGTCTCCTGAACAAATGTTTTTGCAGAATCCTTATCTGCTGTGCGTGTAACAGAAAGCCCATCATTGCTGGTGGCTTTTACGATCACTTCTACATCGTCATAACGCTTACTGATGCGCCGAGTTAATTCTTCCTTTAACGCATCCACAGCACCGTTTGGCATTTTAGTCATTTTCTCTTTGGCTATGCAGATTTCAATACGCATAAAAATCCCTCTATACTGTGTTTGTATACAGTGTTATTTTTATCTGTATAAATAAACAGTGTCAAGAGGTCTTGTTTCTGCTCTTTTGGAGTTCTTCAAAACGATTATGTAAAGATTTCGGATACAGTTCGGTATATACCTGCCATAGCACGTTTAATGAACGATGCCCTGTAACTTGAGCGACTTCCTCAATACTAAAACCAGCCTCAAATAAGCGACTTGCCCCTTCTCTACGCAAATCATGGTATCGCAGATCTTTAATACCTAATTTGCTTCTTACCCTCTGAAATCCTGCGGTAACAGAAGTGCTGTTATATGGAAAAATGAATTCTGATTTTTTGGGTTGGCGCTGGACGATATCCCAGGCTTCCCCAAGCAAGGCAACTTTCATATGGTTACCTTCCTTTTTACGTGGATCTTTCCTATCTCTTACTAGTATAGATTTTTGTTCTTGGTCGAGATCTTCCCATCGTAACCGGCATACTTCTCCGATTCGCATACAGGACCACACAGAAAATTTGAGGATATCAACGAACGGAATTTTTGAGCATTTATGAGTAGATCGTTGTTGAAGGCCTTCAATGAGCATGTCCAGTTCATCAGATGCTGGTCTACGATTACGACGGTTTGATTTACCAATCAAACCGAGTTTAAGTAGATATGGACGAGCGCTTTTCGCCGGGTTTGATGTGTAATTGATTCCGTATACAGGTTTTGCCGCATCCAGAACACTGCCAAGATAACTAACATCGTGGCTGACTGTTGCTGGGCCTGCACCAGCGTTGTTTCTTAGCCTGCAATGTTCAATTACGTCATTTTCTGTCAGTTCAGATAGTTTGATCGCGGATATGTCACTATCCATAAGCAGTTCCAGCACATATCTTTTAGTACGGCCTGCTTTACCTCCGGCATTTGGGTCATTTAAATATTTGTGTAGTAAGTCACGGACTGTAAGTCCATCAACAGCATTTGATGATGGAATGCCATATAGATCTAATTCCATCACTTTCTGTGCGCCCCATGTTTTGGCATGAGCATGTTTAGGGAATGTTTTGCTTTCCCTGTAAGTGATAACACCTTTTTCTTTGATAATCACATTACAGCGATAGCGTGGTGTGCCATCGGATTTTAGTCGTTTCTCTATGTTATAGTACGCCATTACACGACCTCGTTATTTCGGGTTCCCATAAAACGTGGGAACCTGTGCGGGAACCTAACGCGAGAAAAATAGCCTGAAATGTTCAAAAATGCACGATAATCCTGAAATACAGAAAACTAATCAAACCAGCGTGATGCCTGAAAAAACTGGCGCTTACTGGAGTTCTCGGTTTAGCATTGCTCCTATGCTCGATAGGATGTACCGTTTTTGAAAAACAAGTAGTTATACACTTTGTGGGAGCCTATTGGGAACCCGGTGTTTTCATTTCAAGGTGTAATCCATGCGGGGCATCAGAATGAGATATAATGAGATTTTTAGTGTTCCGCTTGAGAGTCTATGATGCTTACCCTAGACGAGATAGGTCAATCTGTACGTAACAATATCCAGTTGATTATTGATCATGTCGGCTTACCTCTTGCTGTTGGTCCGCTCAGTGATGATGATTACAAGATTCTGTGTGGTGGCTATGGTGAGCTTGAATGGGACTATGCGTTAAGCACCTATGGCAACTCCAGAGAAAAGTATGAGTTCTGCATAAAACTTGTTCAGCAAGGTCGGGTTCAGGGAATACCATCAGGAGCAGCAATTTGTGTTTATGGGGTTGAAGAAAACATCTTTCGTATCCATATGATCGAAAGGTTTTCTAGAGAAGATGAATCTCACCCATTGAAAGGGCGCATGGTTTTACTCACTCTTATGAGTGCTTTTATATTTTGTAAAGCTGTTGAATGTAAAGTTGTCCACATTGTAGAGCCAGTACCAGAACTGGTGCAGTATTACGAGTCTTTTGGTTTCCGCATGGAACAGTGCGGTTATGTGATGTCTGCAGTCATTGATGAGCTGCAGGATATCTTTCTTAAATTTGCTCAGTAGGTATAGACGAGAAGGGTCTACAAATTGTAGGATACCCGTCCAGATTACCTTAAAGGTACATCTATGGCAGTCGTTTTGTGCTTAAACTACTAAGAAACGATGTCACCAATCGACATGATCGATTGGCATAAGTTAGCTAAACAAGCTAGCTTTAAAGAGAGGGTTAGAGACGCCTTTACTGTCTCGGGAGTTTTCTATGAAAGATCAAAAAGCAACCAAGCCACAGGTTAAGTTCGACACAATGAAAGCATTCGCAGGTATGGGTGCTGCTGTTGAAGTTCTGATGAAGGCTGCTCCTAATGCGTTCACTCACGCTACTGTCTCTGGTAAAGAGCAGCAGGGTAAGCTTCGTCGTCGCAAAGCAGCATGATCATAGCTGGTGCTTTTTGAAAACCCGCCTTTAGGCGGGTTTTTTCTTTAGTGATGTTCTTTGCCCTTCTGTTTGCCTGTTCTGACCTGTTCCCACTCGATACGTCCTTCTTCTCGTCTTTTGTCTATGTATTCCGCAAGATCCTGAATATTGATGCAACGTTTTGCTTTTTGTGATGTGCCGATGCGATATGTTGGAACGGGCAACTTACAAGCGTTTGCTTTTGCTTCTGCCGTGGCTGGACTCATGCCAAAGTACTTTTGGCTAACTGCTGAGAGTTCAATGTTAGGGGTATTGAATTCAGCCATCAGTAAAAACAAGGTGTTCATAATTTTCTCCATCAAAACCGGCTGCACCCGGGAAAATCATAATTCTGTGCTGGTGGCAGGAATTAATTTCTGCCAGATAGCGGAAACATATTTTGCCTGATGACGAGCATCAGCCAGGGCGTTGTGCCGTTCGCCATCGAAAGGCATGTCCATTTTGGGGTCGAATCCGATGGAACGCCCAAGCGTAACGATCGTGCGTACATCGTGGTCATTCCAGTATGCCCACGGGCAGATTTGTCCTGCTCGCTCATAAGCTCCACGTAAAATTACGTTGTCGAAGGTGGCCCCGTTACCCCAGACTTTTAAATATTTCGTATTGGCTGCGTGCCGGTTAATGAAATGATTTAGTTCTGAGAGAGCATCGCTGATCGACAAAGTATCATCAATACAGATTGCAGCTCGTGCTTCAGGGCTTTGTTTCAACCACCACAGGATGGTATCGCCGTCAGGTGTAGCTCCTTGCCCCATAGCACTTTCCAGGCTAACAACCGTATAGAATTCTTGTCCGATGTCTCCGGTTTCTGGAGTGAAGAACACCGCGCCAATGGAAACGATCGGTGCATCCTTATTTTTCCCCATCGTCTCAAGGTCGATCATTAAGTTGTTCATCACTTCACCTCCTGCGGTGGTTCCGGTAATTTCATCCAGTGGGTTGCCTGCTCAATACCATTACCCGGCTTAATCGTTGCATCTCCGCGCCGAAAGGTGCTTCCGGTATAGCGTGCGGAGCATATTAGCGGTTCAACCAGAGAGCTATCGAAATTCACCGAAATAAGCACGTTCTGATTCTTTTCCGGCATTCGCTCACTACAGCTTATCCAACTATCCGGAATTACCGGAGAGTTGCCCGATAGCGCGTTCTGCAGTCGCTCCAGTTTCACGTATTCCTGAACCCTGTTTCCGTCGCATGCCCGAAGCCATTGCGCAGCCTTTTGCGCATCAGTATGAAAGGCACAAGTGCGTCCGTCATCAAATTGCATTTCGTAAAGGTCAGCAACCTGTTCAAAGTGCGTTTGTGGCAAGTTGTAAGTTTGGCTTACAGGTTCTGCTTCCAGCGATGCCAGAGCAATTCGTGCCAGTTCTTCCGCTTCTTCTGCTGGCAGTACAACGTTGCTACCAGGTCCGTATGTTTCGCGCCACTGCCTGATTGTCAGCAGTCGCTCTTTGGTAATAGTGGTCATGTGTTAGTCCTTATCCTGCTGTACTTTCAACTGATGAGGGGAATAAAATCTTTTCATCAAATCCGGCATTCATATCATGAACAGCAACACACCAATCCATTGACGAACGATTATCAAGAGCCTCCATGATTTCATCCATGCGGCGCAGGTCATACAGGTAAATGCTTTTATCGCCAATGGTGTAAAAACCAATTTTTTTCGGTGATGGGCAGCGATCAAGAACGTCCTGTAATTCGCTCAACCATGCTTGTTCTTTTTTTGTCAAAGTTGCCATATCACTCTCCTTTGATGCGAATGTCAGCGACGCGTAATGCGTGTTCCAGGTCAATCAGGTAAAGCCAACTGCCATTTTCTTTAGGTATCATGACATGTCGCTCATCTGCATTTATCGGGTGTCCATATCGAAGGTCGTAGCGAGTCGGTAATTGAACTTCCCGCGCTTCCAGTTCAGCAATACGCTTGCACCCATCAGAGATAACTCCCTCGTAATACTCGCGCTGCTCGTTGAGTTTTGATTTTGCTGCTTCAAGCTCAACGAGCAGCTTCCCAACCGTAAGCGCAATATCCTCGTTCTCCTGGTCACGGCGTTTGATGTATTGCTGGTTTCTTTCCCGTTCATCCAGCAGTGCCAGCACGGTTTCTGGTCCGTTCAGAAATTTGAAGGCGTTGAGCGCATCAATATCCACACCGTAATCTTTAAGTTCCTGTTCACTTAACAAATCATCATCAGCTGGCAACATTAACAGGCGTTCCATTGCCGGAATTGCACGTTCTGCCGCCTCACGCAGTGCCTGATAGTCAATATTGCTCATGTCACATCACCCTGAATCCGTTGCATTTACGTAAGAAATCGCAGATATAGCTCTTCATTTTTTCATGCCAATCCCGATCATTCCCATTGCACCAACCATCAGGTGGAGTCCAGTTTTCTATCAGAGCAGCCATTTTCTTTGCTTTCGCCGGAGTAGCTGTTGCGGTATCGCAGTAATGACGAGTGTCGATCAACGTATCCATACCATCGATATCAAGTACGCAAAACCATGTGTGATTCGGCATTTCAACAGATGGTATTTGTTGCCCACGTCGACGTTTATCAATAAGACATACAGTCACTGGTTGCCTCCTTTACGAAGCTGGGCGGCGAACTCGTCGCATACGTGCGTTAAAGAGCAAATCTGGATAGCAGGATGCTCGCGCAACAATTCAACACCCTGCGCACGTACTTCAGCCAGGAAAGCGTCGGTGGCTGACATATTTCCTGTTGCCTTCATGGCCTCCAAAATAACCAGAACGCCATCTCGCCCAACCAACACGGAGATAATCTCAGTGTTGTCGCCAACAACCTCACAGAATGCCTGAACAGCTTTACGAGCCAGCTCATTCTCCGCCGCCAGCGCCGCGCACTTGGCCTCCGCTTCAGCAAATTTACGCACCAGATACTCAGCATTTGTTTCATTCACTTTCAGATCTCGTGGTACACATTTCCCGCGAAGAAACCCTTCCATTTCGAAAACATTCATGCGCATTTGCGTAACTCCGATAACTCGTTAAAACGTTCCATAAACATCCCGTAGGCATGGCTCGGAGCCAGTGGAATCACGTTGAACATCTCTGTTGCCGGGATGCCTTCCAGTACAGGCCAGAAAGAGCCATCATCAAGCCCGAGATCGCGACGTTCGGTTGCCAGCATGATGAGATCGGCATATTTCACGGGTGTACTCATAACTGGTGGTAACCCGTATTTCTCACGGATTACGGCGTCTATTTTTTCTTCCATCCGTTTATAGTCAGGAAGAAGGCGTTTCAGTGGCGCCGGGATGTCCTGGCAATACGCTTCTGTTGCATCATGCATTAACGCTTCAAAAGCAAATTCCTGCGGTACCAGTTGGCTGCAAAGCACCGCATGTTGGGCGACGCTGTAGAAATGTGAAAGATGTCCTGCAAAGCGACAGATATTTGAAAGAGAAACCGCGATATCGTTAATAACGATGTCGTCTTTATTTATCCTGTCATAATAAAAATGCTTCCCGGAAAAAGTTTTAATAAATGACATTTTGTTCTCCACGTATATGCGCTGCACCGCGCTGAATTCTGGTAAAAGGAAGCCCTCACCATCTGGCGATTATTGAGTCAATTACGTTTCCATAAATGCCCCCGCAGGGGCATTTGCAGTAATGAAATCAGGCGGTGAAAGTACCAATAAAGGTTTCTACTTTGCTGTCTTTGAATTTCTCAACAAGCAGATCACGAAATTCGTTAGCCATTTCTTCCTGCACCGCTTCCAGCTGAATAATGCGCAGAACCAGTACAGGACGATCACCAGTGATAATGCTGAGGCGTAATTTAAACGGACGTTCTTTCAGGCCTTCAAACGGAACGCATTTAAACTCAAATGCTACTGGCATAATGTCTTTGGTTTTCGCTTCGACAGACTCCATCAAAGAGCGTTTGCCGCTGAAGTCATTATCTTCAAAATCAGCGGTCTGGTTTGCTTCAATCGTGATTTTACGGACTGCCGCAGCCGCTTTTGTTGCCTTAATAGCGTCACCATTAGCATCAAAGCCCACAAGATAGTCGGCCCAGTCTTCAATCCATTCTGCCAGTGACTTCTGGGAGTTACGCTCGCCATTAACAGACAGCAGGGCAGAGAACGGTGCTGTCTTTTTCAGTTGAGAGTGGCGGTGTTATCTGCGTGACCTGGTTCATCAATAGTACCCAGGTTAAGCACACTGATGGCTCGCATATTATCGGCATCGATAAAGCAGCGGGTGCCTTCATCTGCAAGATCTTTAGAATAACGGGTAAAGTCATCGATGCTGGCAGTGGAAAGCGCACCACGGAAACGGAAGCGATTTAAATTAAATTTTTCCAGATCATGAATGCGGAAATTCTCAGGCAATGCCACAGCATCGGCACCAATCTTACTGATAATTTCATTAACACCCTGAGCAGAAATAAGGGCATGGATTTGATTAATTGCGGTTGCGTCTAAGTTCTGAGACATAATAAGTCCTCACTATATTAAGATATTCAGTGATGAGATAAATAATCAGTTAATTAAGAACGATATTAATGACCTGCTGCGCGGAGTTTTCCGTCAGGTTCACCGGCAAGAGTCAGTAATTGTCCCTGGTCTTCCTGCAGAATAGTCAGGCGACCACCGCGATTGACATACATCGGCGTTTCGGTGGTGTCTTCTTCGGAAATTTTCCCGCGGTTAGTCGGGCGAACATATGAGAGTTTGTGTTTGATTTTCACACGGTTCTCATCAAATGGTTCGATTTCCAGGTTGAGCGAGACCTTACCTTTGTTTTTCGTGTTCATCACACCGGAAGCGACTTCACTGAGAACAGCGCCGATTTTGGTTTCAAATACGCCGCCGTCCAGCTCCCCGATAAATGCCTGCACATCAGTACTGCGTACGCTAGCCATTTTGCTGCTCCTCATCATATCGACCCTGCAAGGTCGGTTGGTTTCTCCACAAAACAGAGAAGAACACCTGCGGTGGCAGCCGCCCGGATGGATTGGGTTATGAGCCCGTCGTCCGGTGATGCTCTTCTCTGTTTTGTAAAAAAGAGCGGTACCAGCCGGAAGCAAGTGTACAAACTGGTACCGCTAAAGCAGTGGCTGTTGTGGTGACCGGTGCTGATCTCCGGCTTGCGGTTATTTCAGACTCTCACGGGCGTTTAATTGCCCCGCCGAACAGCTCTTTTCCGCAATAGCTGCAATGTCTTTCGCGCATCAGCCTGCGCATTCACCACAACGCTGAGAGCACTTAGCCAGTTACGGCACCACACTTTGTCGCGGTTCCATAAATGCCCTCATCGTTGCACCCTGGTCTCTTCCCAGGTGTCAAACCGAACCGCCACGCTGGTTAGGCGTCTTATCAGCATCATCATTGACTTGCACATTCCGGCTACCTGGTTTGTTTGCCCGAGCAAGGAGTGGATTGTCCCCTTTAACGTCCCCAGACCGCTAACGACGCATGTGCCATACGCCGTGTTACAACCAAATTTTGTTAGTACCTTGTTTGTTTGTCTGGAAAGAAAGATAAAATGAAGTTGCGCATTATGCAAGTGTTTTTGTTGCGAGATATGCAATTTAAAGGGTAATGAAAAGCCACCTTTGGGTGGCTAATTGATGAGGAGGTAAGGGTTAATTGTGTCGCTTAAGGGTTTGTGACTGGCTGATTAAGACCTTTCCAAAGACCATAAACCGGTGTTCATTTTCGCTGGTAATTCCCCATTCACGGTAAATCTGGTTATCAGAAATCACCAGTAGTTTGTCAGGTATCATTTGCAGTCGCTTGACATAAATTTTATCATCAAAACCAAATACATAGATACCATCTCCATCAAACTGATTGATACTGACATCAACGAAGATGAGATCTCCTGGCTCAATGGTTGGACACATACTGTCCCCACGAACGTTGATAACTTTAATGTGATTGGCTGGCCGTCCGCCAAAACATCGATACAGCATTATCAGTTCTGTATTCAATGGCATGAATCACATCAATGACATCACCGCCCTGGATAAGGCCATTTCCCGCACTGGCACTGACATCCAGCATTTCAATACGGAATACATCCTTCACCTGCGCAACATCCTCACTAATACTGTTTTTACATACAGTATTACTTTTGACGTCTGAGGTAAAGAGATCAGCAATATCAACACCTAAGCTCCTGGCAATATTACTCAGGGCTTGTTCAGTGAATTGTTTCTGCTTACCTGTTTCCAGGCGTGAGATATTCGCCGCATCCACTCCTATTGCTTCAGCGAGATCGGCGATTTTCATGTTCTTCGCCTGGCGAAGTTGTCTGACTCGGTTTCCTATGTTCATGCGTTTATTACATTTCTTTATTGCGCGTTAAGCAAATCAACTTGCGCAAAATATTTGCGTGAAAATAATATGCTCATCACGCAATATGTGGAGGTAATATGCAATCACCATTACGGAAATGTGCGTAAGGCGCACGGATTTACTTTGCAGCATGTTGCTGCTGGCGTTCAGGTCAATCCAGCGACGCTGAGTCGTATTGAAAAGACTGGAACAAATTCCATCTATCGATCTTGCAGAACGTCTGGCCAATTTTTTTAAGGGTGAAATCAGCGAAATGCAGATTCTTTATCCGGCACGTTTTCAATCTAGCCAAAACCAGAATGGGTTTTAAACCACAGGAACAGGAGGTAAGCCGTGGGTAATCATCACTGGAAAGTGGAAAAACAGCCTGAGTGGTACGTGAAAGCTGTCAGAAAAACTATCGCGGCGTTGCCGGGGGGTTACGCTGAAGCTGCTGAGTGGCTGGATGTAACAGAGAACGCTTTATTCAACCGCCTTCGTGCAGATGGCGATCAGATTTTCCCGCTGGGATGGGCAATGATTTTACAGCGCGCGGCTGGCACTCACTACATTGCGGATGCTGTCGCACAGTCTGCTGGTGGGGTGTTTGTATCGCTTCCTGAAATTGAGGAAGTAGAGAACGCCGATATAAACCAGCGCCTGCTGGAAGTCATCGAACAGATCGGGAGTTACTCAAAGCAGATTCGTTCGGCAATCGAAGATGGGGTAGTGGAGCCACACGAGCAGACAGCAATTAATGATGAGTTGTATCTGTCAATTTGCGAAGCTCCAGGAGCATGCAGCACTGGTCTACAAAATCTTTTGCGCTCCAGAAAAGAGTGACGCCCGCGAGTGTGCAGCTCCGGGCGTCGTGGCGTCGATTGCTTCTGGTTGTGGAGAAACTAACGCATGAACAGTTTAACAACACACTACCGTCGCTCGCAACTGATTGCGCTTCCTGTACCGGGTGGAAAAGCGAAGGTGGAGTATTGCTATGCAGTGAATGTACCAGGTGACAGGGAAATTGTAACCCACAGCTTTGCAGAGTGGGCTGTGGGTGATTTCAACCGGCAGAAGGAGACAGTCCTTTGCGACAAGTTAACCGCTGGTTCAAAGATCACTACGGAGTGCCCGTCAGAGTCATTCGTTGGGAGCCGGAAACACAACGGGTTATCTACCTCCGTGAAGGCTATGAACATGAATGCTTCAGTCCGCTCGAACAGTTTCGTCGTAAATTCAGGGAAATAGAGGTCGGTCATGAGCCTGTTAATGACATCCCAGCCCATTGTGATAAATCGTGATCTTGCATGCCGTATTGGTCTGAATGAGGCAATTGTGTTGCAGCAGCTTCATTACTGGCTGAATGAAACGAATTCAGGCACTGAGCATGGCGGAATTCGCTGGGTTTATAACACGACAGAACAGTGGCTGGAGCAGTTTCCGTTCTGGTCAGAGTCCACTCTGAAACGCACATTTGCAAGCCTGAAATCACTTGGGGTTTTGCGTCGCGAGCAACTCAATAAATCGAAGCGTGACATGACCAACTTCTACACGATCAACTATGAAAGTGAGCTTTTAGAAGAGGTCAAAGTGAACGAATCCATCAGGTCAAAATGCACTTCTCCATCGGGTCAAAGTGACCTGATGGATGGGCGCAAATGACACGATCCATTGGTTCAAAACGACACGCTGTCATCGGGTCAAAATGGCCCAATGATCTTACAGAGAATACAACAGAGATTACTACAGAGAATAAAACCTCTTCTCGTCCGGACGCTTCGCAACCGGACACGCAAACGGCTGAACAGGAGTTTTTAACTCGCCATCCTGATGCGGTTGTATTCAGCCCTAAAAAGCGCCAGTGGGGAACGCAGGATGATTTGACCTGCGCACAGTGGCTCTGGAAAAAAATCATCGCCCTGTACGAGCAGGCCGCCGAATGTGACGGCGAGGTGGTTCGTCCCAAAGAACCGAACTGGACAGCATGGGCAAACGAAATTCGCCTGATGTGTGTGCAGGATGGTCGTACTCACAAACAAATCTGCGAGATGTACAGCCGCGTCAGCCGCGATCCGTTCTGGTACCGTAACGTGCTCAGCCCGTCGAAGTTGAGGGAAAAATGGGATGAGCTTTCCCTGCGCTTATCGCCGTCCGTCAGCACGCACACAGAAAAACGTGAAGACCCGTACTTCAAAGCCAGTTACGACAACGTGGACTACAGCCAGATCCCGGTAGGATTCAGGGGGTGATCATGAGTCTTTTGAATGAAGTTCAGAAATTCATTGAAGCCCATCCGGGGTGTACTTTCGGAGACATTGCGGATGCTTTTGCAGGTTACTCACGACAGCGCGTTCTGCAGTCAGCAAGCAAGTTACGTCAGAGTGGGCGTGTGGCTCACCGTTGTGAAGGAGATACACGCAGACATTTCCCGCGCCTGACTGAGAGAGCGCAGGAGCCGGAACCACAACCAGTTCGTGAAACCAGACCTGTGCGCAATTTCTATGTCGGCACTAACGATCCCCGGGTGATTCGCCAGGCTGAAGAACTGGAGTCCAGGGGCTTATACCGTCGTGCTGCAACGGTGTGGATGGCGGCATTCCGTGAAAGCCACTCCCAGCCAGAACGAAACAATTTTCTGGCGCGTCGTGAGCAGTGCTTACAGAAAAGCAGCAAGCGCGCAGCATCGGGTGAAGAGTGGTATCTGTCAGGGAATTACGTGGGGGCTTAATGAGTAATAAATATTGTCAGGCACTGGTGGAACTGCGGAACAAACCAGCCCATGAACTGAAGGAAGTGGGCGATCAGTGGCGCACGCCGGACAACATTTTCTGGGGAATTAACACTCTGTTTGGCCCGTTTGTTCTGGATCTGTTTACTGACGGTGATAACGCCAAATGTGCCGCGTATTACACGGCGGAAGATAACGCGCTGGCGCATGACTGGTCAGAACGTCTTGCGGAGCTTAAAGGTGCTGCCTTTGGTAATCCCCCATACAGCCGCGCCAGTCAGCATGAGGGGCAATACATCACCGGCATGCGTTACATCATGAAACATGCCAGTGCCATGCGTGATAAGGGCGGGCGCTATGTTTTCCTGATCAAAGCGGCCACCAGCGAAGTGTGGTGGCCGGAAGATGCAGATCATATTGCTTTTATTCGCGGGCGTATTGGTTTTGAACTGCCTGCCTGGTTTATACCGAAGGACGAGAAGCAGGTGCCGACAGGCGCTTTCTTCGCTGGTGCTATTGCTGTTTTCGACAAGACCTGGAAGGGACCGGCAATCAGCTACATCGGGCGCGATGAACTTGAGGCATGTGGTGAGGCGTTTCTGGCGCAGGTTCGCCAGCAGGCGGAAAAACTGGTCAGGGAGATGGCGGCATGACGACGTTAACTCAATGCCAGCAGCAGGTGCTGGATATGCTGATTTCTTACCAGAAAGAACGTGGCTTCCCGCCAACCAATCAGGAGGTGGCAACCATGCTGGGATACCGTTCAGTGAATGCAGCGGTGGAACATCTTCGCGCACTGGAGAAAAAAGGCGTCATCACGATAAAGCGTGGCGTGGCCCGGGGTATCACTCTTCATACCGCGGTGAAGGACGACGACAGCGAGGCGGTCGGGATTATCCGCTCACTGCTTGCCGGTGAGGAAAACGCCAGGCTGCGTGCAACCCACTGGTTACATGAGAGAGGCCTGAAAGTATGAAGCTGATCCTGCCTTTCCCGCCCAGCGTGAACACGTACTGGCGACACCCCAACAAAGGGGCATTTGCTGGTAAGAGCCTGATAAGCGCGGCGGGGCGAAAATTTCAGAGCGCGGCGTGCGCAGCAATAGTTGAGCAGTTACGTCGTCTGCCAAAACCAACGTCGGCACCTGCTTCAGTGGAGATCGTGTTGTTTCCTCCGGATAACCGGATCCGCGATCTGGACAACTATAACAAGGCGCTGTTTGACGCGTTGACCCACGCGGGTGTGTGGGAAGACGACAGACAGGTGAAAAGAATGCTGGTGGAGTGGGGACCGGTTATCCCGAAAGGGAAGGTCGAGATCACCATCAGTAAGTACGAGAAAACGGCGGGTGCAGCCGCCTGATCAAGAGGAGAAACGAAGTATGAATAATCTGATGGTCATTGATGGTATTGAAGTTCGTCGTGATGCTTATGGGCGTTACAGCCTGAACGATCTGCATCGCGCAGCAGTAGCATCTGGTGCAAATGCCAGAACCAAGGAGCCAGGAAAGTTTCTTTCCAGCCAACAAACTGTTGAACTTGTTCATGAATTGACCAACACCCAGAATTTGGGTGTTGACCCGGTGAGTGTGATTCATGGGGGAAATGAACGGGGAACTTATGTCTGCAAGGAACTGGTGTATGCCTATGCAATGTGGATCAGCCCGTCATTCCATCTGAAGGTGATCCGTACTTTCGACATGGTAACCAGCGCACCGGAAAAATTATCCGGACAGGCTGCTGACAAGATGCAGGCTGGTGTGATTCTGCTGGACTTTATGCGTCGGGAGTTAAACCTGTCTAACTCATCTGTGCTTGGTGCCTGTCAGAAACTCCAGGAGGCTGTTGGCTTACCGAATCTGGCACCGCGCTATGCCATTGATGCTCCTGCTGATGCACACGATGGCTCAAGTCGCCCGACACTGTCACTGAGTGCACTGCTGAAACAGTATGGTATCCGCCTGACGGCTAATCAGGCATATCACCAGATGGTGAAGCTGGGGATCGTTGAACAACGCGAACGATACAGCCGTACCGCGATTAACAACATCAAAAAATTCTGGTCGCTGACCGCGAAAGGCTGCATGTTCGGCAAGAACATCACTAGTCCCGCAAATCCGCGCGAGACGCAGCCGCATTTCTTCGAATCCCGATTCCCTGAGCTGTTAAAGCTGCTCGATACCGTTCATTGAGGTGACCGTGAGAGCACTACTGACCCCTGAAATTGCCCCGCGTATGGGGATCGTATTGTTCAGGCCTGGTTCAGAGCTGATGCCTCTGTTTATGCAGGGGCGTGTCCTGCTGGAGCCTGAGCCGGAAAGTTATTCATCTTTCGCCAGTGGTGCTGTTCCGGCGGCATCACAACCGCTGGCGGATGATCCTGCCGTTCGGGCCGTGTTCCGCAATGAGGCAGTGATCCGTCGTGCTGGTGGCGTGGAATGTCTTGAAAGCTGGTTACTTCGTGAAAAAGGCTGCCAGTGGCCTCATTCCGACTGGCACAGCGAGAACATGACCACAATGCGTCACGCGCCGGGCGCAATCCGTCTGTGCTGGCACTGCGATAACCAGCTGCGCGATCAGTTCACGGAACGGCTGGAATCAATGGCAACGGATAACTGTGCCCGCTGGGTGTTGTCCGTCGTGCGTCGGGATCTCGGTTTTGATGATAGTCACGTTGTGACAATGCCGGAACTGTGCTGGTGGCTGGTTCGTAATGATCTGGCGGATGCCTTACCTGAAAGTGCAGCCCGTAAGGCACTGAGATTACCGAAGCCTGTTGTGCCGTCTGTCACCCCGGGAGAGTGACCTTGTTCCTTCGGTTCCGGCCACCAGCATCATCCAGAATAAAGCGAAAAAGGTGCTGGCGCTGAAAGTGGATCCGGAGTCGCCGGAGTCTTTTATGTTACGCCCAAAACGTCGCCGCTGGGTTAACGAAAAGTACACGCGCTGGGTTAAGACGCAGCCGTGTGCATGTTGTGGAAAGCCTGCTGATGATCCCCACCACCTGATAGGCCACGGTCAGGGTGGAATGGGTACAAAAGCGCATGACCTCTTTGTGTTGCCTCTGTGCAGAAAGCATCACGACGAGCTGCATGCGGATATCGTGGCATTTGAAGAGAAGTATGGCTCCCAGCTGGAGCTGATATTTCGTTTTATCGATCGTGCGCTGGCAACTGGCGTGCTGGCCTGATTTTGTGGAGACAGTTGATGCGTGATATTCAAATGGTTCTTGAACGTTGGGGGGCATGGGTGGCAAATAATCA